GTTGCTAAGGGTACACCTCAAGAAAATAAGAAATATTGTAGTAAACAAAAGGTTCTTTTTGAGTTTGGTGATATACCACAACAAGGTAAGAGAAATGATATTGATGAGGTTAGGGATATATTGAAAGATCCTTCATGTAATGCTCCTATGAGGACTGTTGTTAATCAAGCTACATCCTATCAGTCTATACGTGTAGCTGAAGTATGGTTGAAATATCATGAGCGTAAGCGACAGTGGAAACCTGAAGTTAAATGGTTTTGGGGACCGACTGGTGCAGGTAAGACTTTTTCGGCACATCAGTGGTTAGGAGATGAAGATACGTGGGTATCAGGTGAAGATGGTAAGTGGTTTGATGGTTATGATGGACATGAGAATGTTATTTTTGATGAGTTCCGTAGGGATTTTTGCAAGTTTCATGTTTTATTAAAGTTATTGGATAGATATCCATATCAGCTTCCTGTTAAGGGAACATTTAGACAATTTTTGGCTAAGAAAATAGCTATAACTTCTTGTTATCATCCTGAGGATGTATATAGTACACGTGAAGATGTACAACAATTGTTGAGGCGTATAGATGAGATAATACCTGTTGGAGATGCTAAGCGTGAATCAGAGAAGCGTAAGGAAATGTTAGTGAAATCGGTTTATGATGAAGAAGATATTTAAGCGTTTAAAAACGCGCGCGTTTTTTTTTCTTGTATTATAATATAAAGTGAAAGCTGGAATGCCCTATAATCGCAGAACAGCGCTTGGACCTTCCCAGTGGGAAAGACGTGTCTATGCTTCCCGTAGTGGAGTGCTCTCCAATATCGGATCAAATGCAAGACTTGCAGCTTACGCGGCAAGACAAGTGCTTAAGAATAATGCTCGTGTTCGTAATGTTGCTCGAGAAGTTAATAAGTATATTCCCAAGAAGTATAAGTCTACGTCGACGTTAAGTCGTAAAATGGGTCCTAAGATGTCTTATAAGTCATCTAAGACTATGACAGCTTCTACTGGAGTGTCAAAACCTTTAGAGGGACAGTCTCTTACGATTGCTAAGACTATTCGTATGAATTTAGGAGGTAAAGGTCAAGTGAAAGCTCTTTCTCCTGCTGTAAGGCATTTATGGAATAAGTGTCGTCTTCGGTTGGTTTTAGCAAATCGTCAAACGATTAATAGTGGATTAGGTTATAATCTTTTATCTAATTTTAATGATGGTGTATTGCCATTGCATTGTTATGAGTTAACTCATATTCCGTTTTTGGATGAAAGTTCTTTTACCCATCAACATGGTCTTCTCAATCAGTCAGGTAATTGGGTTGCTAATTCTGGTACTTCAAGTTTTCTTGATGTTGTAAATGGTATTGATAATGCTTCTGCTTTTGAGCATTGTACTCATTGGCTTCATCATTTTGCTCGTGTGAAGCTTTTGCTTTATGGACGTGCTAAACAGTCTACTACGTATCGAATAATGTTTTTTCGAGCTAAGAGTGAGGATAGTTGTCCTCTTCATGATGCTACACATAATAAAGCTTTTACACAACAACAGATTTGGTTGCGACGCTTAGCACCTTATACTACTAATCCAGTTTTTCTGGGACATGATTCTCAGAAATTTCGAGGTGATAAAGGTAATGATATAATTGTTCTTCGTCAATTTGATTATACGATTAAAGAACAATTAAGTACTGAGGATGTTATTAATAAACATAGTGTGTCGTTTACTTGTTATTTTAATAAGATTAAGTCGCATGTTAATAATAATGCTATGATACCTAATGTGACTGATATTACTCTTACAATGCCTCCTCAGGCTGGTACTCAAAATCAAACAGCTTATAATGCAGCTAGGTCTCCTCTTCATAATCAAAGGGTGTATATGGCTATTTTTGCAACTGCATATGAGTCTTCTGGTGAGACTAATTATTCTGAGCCTTCTTATGATATAGCTATTGATCAAACTCTTTCAGCAGCTGTAACACATGGTTGGCCACATTTATAAAAAGTTAGATTCCCTTAGGGAATTATTGAAAAAAGTATAGATTTATTTTTAAAAAAGCAAGCCCCCCGGGGGGGGCGCGCAGTGGGGGCGATACCCAACATAAATTTTGGGGTATCGTCGCATTTCACGCCAACCAGAACTCGCGTGAGCGAGTTCTCGCTTAGCGAGTAGTGAGGAGGATAGATACCCCTCAGGGTATCTATCTTTAAGAAGTCGGGGTTATAGTATTACCCCCGACTTCTGTGCGTTTTCTTCTGTGCATTTTTTTCTTGTATATAAGTATACAATCAGAATGAGTCGAGTTCGTGCCTATGTTTTTACGATCAATAATTATGTTGAGAGTGATATAAGTGATATAAAAGCACTTAAGGATAAGGCACAATATATGATTGTGGGAGATGAGAAGGGTGAAGAAGGTACACCACATCTCCAGGGATATGTTTATTTTTCTCATCCGAAGGTATTCGGGTCTCTTAAGAAAAAATTGCCTCGTGCACATCTTGAGGTTGCTAAGGGTACACCTCAAGAAAATAAGAAATATTGTAGTAAACAAAAGGTTCTTTTTGAGTTTGGTGATATACCACAACAAGGTAAGAGAAATGATATTGATGAGGTTAGGGATATAT